ATTATTATAAAACAATACTTTCTAATTTATTTTATCTGTTAGAGTTTACATCTTAATAGATTTTATCTATTATGTATAGTGAAACAACTTTTTAAGGTCTTTCGAGACCGCTACGGGAGGGGAAGGCATATATGCCTCACTCCCTAGTTCTAAATTGGCGTAGTGATAATGGTAACACAGCGGATTCCAAATCCGAAGATGGGGGTTCGACTCCCTCCGCCTTTGCCATCTTTGAAGGTATTATGAGCAGAATACAACTTCGAGGTAGAAAAGAACCTCGTATTAATACAACAGAGATTGAGAGAGCCTTAGCTCGTGCTTCTGCTTCGGACACGTCTCTACGCTCAGATTTAGGCTTACTGGCAATACCTAACTATTACAACGAGTACACGTATACGGCAGGCGACCTTACCAAAGTTGAGACTTATGCAACTTCGGCTAAAACAACAAAACTCTATACAAAAGACCTCACGTATACATTAGGCGTACTAACGTCTATCGTTACAACAGATGAGAGTACAAGCGGTACTACTACACAAACCCTTTCGTATGATGGGTCAGGCAACTTAACAAGTATTGATATAACTTAGAGGTATTAGGAAAGTGGCACTAATAACAGACCCTGATGATTTGAATCAAGGCACTGAGATTACAATTAACACAACTACAAAAGAGATTACTCTTAATACAACAGGTAATCTTAGTAATGATGGTGTTACTGGTCAGGCTTTTTATTCTTTCTTAAAAGAAGAATGGAAGAATGATGCTACGCTTATTCCGTATCCATTCCCAATGGTGTCTATTACGCCAGAGCAGTTTGAATTCATAGAAGACTGGGTTCCTGCTAATGATACAACACGTAACCTATTACGTTCTTGCGGTTGGAGAGAGATTACAGCAGCAGATGTTGTAGAGCGTGAATACATGGGTATTGTAAGTCTAGGTAATATTGACTCCACCTCACAACCTTATTATGCGTTCAGTACGGATACAGCTACTACAAACTTTGATTTCACAGGAACAGTTAACCAAGGCATACAGACTTTTGGAAATGCTACTAATGGTAACTTTGACAAGCGTAACGACACTCTAACTTTATTTATCCGAACACAAGGTAATACCTACGGCTCTGCTACCTCTACATCAATTGGTCTTACAGCTCTTAATTATATTGCTAACCGATTCCCTCTTTCTGAAGAAACAGATTTAAAAATCAGTGCAAGTGATTCTGATATTCAGAACAATGCCCCTTATACGGGTATGACTATTAGGCTTTATCCTAGTGCTCAAACAAGAACTATCGGCGGGGTTAGTTATAACTTCGGTGTTATTATTGATGGTAATCAGGGTACAGCAGAGCAGATATATGAGTTTGTACAATACCAACTACGGCAGACTACAGATATTGATATAGATGCAGGACAAGCTAATATTGGTAACTTACAAGATGAGATGCTCGAGTTTGTAGGCGATACCCTCAAAACTAAACTCATCAACAACGGAGATGGCGGTGGTGGTGGTGTCTTTATAGATGACTACCAAAGCAATGACATTAACCGCCTTGTATTTGTGGACTCCACAGGTACAGAGAGAACCTTCCCATTTGTTGCAGCAGGCTCTCTTATCTTCAACACAAACGCTTCTAACGATTCTGACTTAGTATACCGTATGTTCTTTACATCAGGTTTTGGAACAGGTAGCGCTATTCTTGTAGAAGATGATAATGGTGTAGATATTTCAGGTACTCTTGGTGGGGCCAGCTCTGTTAGTTTTACTTTTGATTACGATAACAACACACAAGGTGGAAGAACAGCCGGTACGGATGCTGATGTAACTGTCGTAGCTATTGGTTTAGATACAGCTCAGTACGTATCTACTACAGCTACAATAACAAGAGCTACAGGGCAAAACATATCGCTTGTAGCACCTCTTGAACGTAACTACAGCAACGCCTAGAGAGCTTAATGACAGACTTAGTAACAATAGCGCAGTCAGATAGTACAAATGACGGTAGTGGTGCTTCGACAATTATGGAGCCTCCGCAGCTTGATAATGCTACGAATGATGCAATAATAATTAAAGTTACGCAATCTTTAAATAACAGTACAAACGTAAACAATATTAATGTTACTACGCCTACAGGCTATACCCTGTTAAGGGATTTACGTGATGCAGAGATTAGGTCTTGGGTTTTTTATAAACAGTCCACAGGTTCAGAAACAATCCCTACAGTAACGTCCGATACTTCGGCTAGATGGACTTGTACTACGGCAATCGTTACAGATGTTGATTGGGCAAATGGTGGGGTTGTTCAACAAGTTAGTAATACATCTGGAGGAGACCACCAATCTCCCGATTTAACAACAGACTCTAATGGAACTGCGTCTGCTATTGTTTGCCTTTACTCCCTAGAACGGAGATTGTCACAAGGTTTTAGATACCCCCAAACGCGCCCCGAAACAGTATATGCGGGAACTGTATCTACAGGGACTTCGGAAGGTATTGATAATGCAAGTGGTGCAGGTTATGACTTCATCTCCGCACGTAATACCCTCTGGGAAGGCCCTTTTTGGGAAGCAAATGGTGGTGCGGATAGTATAGCATTTAATATAGAAGTTTTAGTTCAGGGCAATATTATTCCCCTACAGTCTTCGACTTACGTGCAACTGTCTGCTCCAGCTAACAGTTTGCAAACAACAATGAACTGGTGTCGTGATATAGTAGCATCAGGTAAAGACCTAGACGGAAACACCTTAGATACTTGGACATTTGACGCAAGTACAGCCAATACAGGTACGGATAGTGTAACAATTACAAGTCACGGTATGGACGAATCAATGGTTGTTTATCTAGAGACTAATGGTAATACACCTCCGACCGGATTAGCCAATGATACGTTTTATTATGTAGAGCCTATATCTGCTAATGAAATTAGATTCAGGAGTGTAAACGAAGATACAGATGCAACTACTGATTATTATGCAGATGGTACTACTAAACGCCCTATTGTAGGGATATCGGCTACCGGTACGGGAACCATAACACTTACCGAAACAAGACTAATTAATGCAGGGCAGAACCCCCTTGATATATTTAGACCTAATAATGGGTCTTCTTCGAATGTAGGTAGTTTTTCTGGCAACTATGTAGGGGATGCAGGGTATAACCAGAACTTTGTTAATACAGCACAGCGTTTTAATTCAGTATTTGATGCAACAGGTGAAACTTTAACATTCCAACTTCAGTGTAATACCAGTGGTAGAATTGATAAAGTCCTTATGACTCTTATCGATGAAGATGGAGACTGGATAAACTGGAAATTGTACCAAAGACCTATAAGTCCTAACAGTACAGGCCAGCTTATTTATCAGTTTCAAGTAGACCAAGCTTCTGTTCAGGCTTTAAAATACCAAGAATCAGGAACTTTTGATGCTACAAGGATTCGATATTTAGTTATATCCGGAAGAGGGAATAACTCCACTTCAACACGTTTTAATGCTATAAACTCTTCGGCAGGTGTTATTAGTCTAGGGGGACCTTTTACAGCAGTAGGTGGTCAGAATGCAACTCTTACAGAGCTTGTTAGTCTTGCAGAAACTTATACAACGAGTATAACACAGCCCTCGGATTTACAGGTAGTTTCGACAATACCGCTGGCGCTAGGAAATGGCAGTACAGCTATATCTTTTGTAGAGAGTGAAAAGTCTATTGCTTTCCCTCCTCTTGCAGATGGGATTAATACTTTTCAGAACTATTTGGATTCGCTAGGTGTAGAAATAAATGCCACAAGCACAAGTACCGTTAAGCTGACTAACTCTCAAATAGGTGCTTCTGTACCTTATGGCTTTGATGTATCAGCCGTAACAGGTTCTGCAATAGACTTAACAGGTAACTCTTACGTATTTGCTACAGCATCATTAGATTCGGATGCTACGTATAACAGACAACTATTTGTAGGTGGTGAAGGCGTTAAGCACAATGACTCAGAAGTAAGAAACAGTACGTTTATTGTTAATGACCAACTCCCTGCAAACAACGGTATGGTAGATTGGGACTCGAATACAGATATCGAAACTTCTACTTTTGAGTTACTTTCAGGAACAACAGCAGGCCATGCTGTTAAGATTGCAGGAGCAGGCACGTATACATTTACTAATCTAACCTTTACAGGTTTTGGTGCAGATGGGTCTAACACAGCCGCCGTATTTAATGATTCAGGAAGTGCTGTTACTATTAATGTCTTTGGCGGCAATGCTCCTACAGTTAGGAATGGCACAGGTGCTAGTACCACAGTAAATGTTTTAACAACACTCACTTTAACAGGCTTACAAGCAAATACAGAAGTACGGGTCTACGATGCAGGCACAACTACAGAGCTAGCTGGAGTAGAAAATAGTGGTACTACTTTTACTGCCGATATTTCTGCTTCGAGTGTAGATATTGTTATCCACTCTTTAGGTTATGAGTACCAAAAGATTGAAGGGGCTGATACCTCTAGCAACCTTACTCTTCCTATACAGCAACGTGTAGATAGAAACTATAGGAACCCATAATGGCAGATGCAACTTTTGACGGAGCTAACCTTTATATCACACTGCCCAGTATTGGTTCTTTTGATACACAGACTGAAATTTATAGTGCTTGGAAAGAGTGGATAGCTCTTAGTGATAATGCTAAATACCCACCAGCTTTTGATACAACAGGTGGAGACAGTGTAGGTAGTAATCAAGAAATTGCACCTTATTTTTTCTGTAGGAATGACTTAGGTTGGCGTATTAAGATGCCCTCGGCTAACGGAGAGATTACTATCTCAGGGAATCTTTTCCCTCGTGACCCTAGCACTAGCCTATTTGAAGCTACAAGCGGTTTTGATGCTTTTGTAAGACTAGAGGTCAGTACAAGGGCAGTTGTAGTAGAGACAGGTGTAAGCGGTTTAACTTCCGCAGAGTCTGCAAAACTTGACTCTATTGATACGCTTACTAAATTAATACCCGCTACATTATAAAGAATTTAAAGGAAACTTAATGGCACGTTATACACCTTCAGGGCAAGTGACTACTATCCCTCAGAATCAAGCAGAGTTTGAAAAGATTCAGACAGCTATAGATGACACCTTGTCCCGTAAAGGTGATACGCCTAATGGCATGGAAGCAGACTTGGATATGAATTCTAATCGTATCCTTAACCTTCCTGCACCTTCGGCTCTAACGGAGCCTCTACGCCTTTCGGATTTGGACTCTTTTCTCGGAGGGAACCTTTCTATTGACCTGAGTTCCGTTACAAAAGTAATTGATAATGTAGATACTATGAAAGGGGATTCTACATTAAACTCCGGTGACGTTGTTTTATGTAAGAAGTATTACTCAGGCGGGGATTTAGTTGAAGGTCTTATATACGAGTTTCAGAGTAGCGGCACGGCTGATGGTTATATTGACCATGCCGCAGCCAATGGGATTGCTAAATTAATTACTACGGGCGAAATAAACGTTAAACAAGCAGGAGCTAAAGGCGACGGCATTCAAAATGACCAGCCTTTTATCCAAGCCTGTATTGACCGCGTAAAAGGTACTTCTGGTACAACGTCTGGGATTGTGTTTATGCCTGCGGGCATTTACAGAACTGATTCTGAAATACTATTAGACGGTAGTGTTAAGTTGTACGGTGAAAGGCTTGGCACAGTATTACAGCCTAATTCCGAGACATTTAGCGTAATTCGCATAGAAGCCGCATCAGATTTTATTATGTCTTACTGGGAAATCTCGGATTTATATATTCGGTATGCTTCTCAAGCCTCCGATAGTCGAGCAATTGGTATTCAACTTGATGATTCGGGTGGCTCTAATCGGTTCCCCTACAGCGGAGCTATAAAAAATGTGCGTATACAGAACCCTTATATCGGATTCAAAGACGATACTGTAGCGTTTGATATTATATTGGAACAAGTTGCAGTTTATACGCCATACCAGTCAGCATTCTTATGTAACAAGACAGCTAGTACAATGTACACGTTTATCAATTGTGCGGCATTTACCTCAACAGCTAACAGCCATTCCTTTAACTTAACAGGATTACGTTATCTTAAAATGGTGGGATGTGCGGTTGATGGGCTGATAGGCTCCAACAGCGCCTTAAGGTTGGTTTCATGTAACGGTGTTATTGAAACTCTGGACATAGAGCAATGTTATACCGATTCATCTACGGGGTTAATAACCCTTTCTGGATGTAACATCAACATTAATGGCTGTCGGTTTGATGATAATTCTTTGTCTGCTAATGATTCGGGAGTTATATACACAACATCTAATACTAAGCTACTTCTAAATTCAACTGTTGTAGCCAACACAGCAACCACAGCTACAGGCAGGAGTTCAGCTTTATCCGTATCAGGTTCAACCGATAGTGTAATCTTAATGAACAATACATTAGAAGCGCCTACAGGTACGGGAACACCAAAAGAGGTTGTTGATTTTGGATTTAAAACAACGGAGCTTGGTGCGGACGGTTTAAGTTTGGCGGGTGGTGAAACTGTTCAGAAATCCGGTGCGGGAACCCCAGAGGGTTCTGTCACAGCAAAAGTCGGTAGCCTGTTTGTTCGTACGGATGGTGGGGCTGGCTCAACACTCTATGTTAAAGAGTCCGGTACAGGCAACACAGGCTGGGTAGCAAAATAATGGCACTTGATTTAAACACAATACGATTGAAAGCAGGTAATGGTGTACAGCTTACTAAAGAGCTTTTCTATGAGTGGAATAACATAGATGCACCTTATACGTTAAAGCCTGAAGACTTCACTTCTGAAAAGGGTAATACGTATGCCAGCTTTAGCAAGATTTACTTAGAACAAGCAGACGAATACGAAGCAGCTTTAGCATTAGTAGGTACATGGGCGCATTGGGAAAAACTCTGTAAGAGTAAATGGTTCATGGAAGGTAAGGATGGTAACTACAGAGGCTTGGATGACTGGCGTGAAGAGATGCGTCTACGTGATGAGTCCAGTACCAAACGTATCCTACAGAAGCTTGCAGAAGAAGGTAATGTAACAGCAGCTCGCTACTTAAACGAAACAGCTAAGAAAACAGACACTAAAGGCAAGGGTCGTCCTGAAAAGAAAACACCTGCTAAGATGCCTTCTAATGCTGTTAACCTCGCAAAGGAAATAGCAAGAAGGAAACAGGGATGAGCCAGAACCTTTCACAGAATCAGTTAATATTGGATATTTTAAAAGATACAAAAGAAGACTTGGCTAGTATACGTCAGACTAATCACGATGTACTAGACCAACTAAATGGTGTGAATGGCCAACTACAGCTACTTCGGAATGATTTCGAGAATGAACAAGAACATGCTAGGAGAGCATTCCAAAATATCTTAGACATTCAGAGCAAACTAGAGAACGATAACAGAGCTATGGAGAACCGTGTTATTGCGCTAGAGAAAGACTTAGAGAGCGCTAAAAAAGATATAGAAGGCATTGAAGACTTAAAAAAGCAGATACGTAATTCGTTTATAGGCGTACTCGCTGTAGCTGTTCTCGGTGTTATTGGAGTAAATGTTAAGTAATGACTCTTGATGACCTAAGAAGTCAATGTGAACAAAGTCTGTATTACTATGCACAGATGATGTTTCCAGACAGATACTTCGGAGATGTACACAGGGAGATGTTTAATTTCTTCCAAAGCTCTCTAGAAGAAGGTATGGCTACAGGTCATGGTGACAATTCCGCAGCCCTGATACCACGTGACCATCAAAAATCTTTTTGCATTGCTGTAACATGTAGTTGGGCTATTACGAAGTATCCTTGGTTTACCGTTACGTATGTTTCTAGTAACCCTAAGTTATCAGAACGGCAACTAACTATAATTAAGAATATTTTTAAGTCAGATATACACAGAGAACTCTGGCCTAAAATGCTTAATTATGAAGTTGATACAAGAACTAAAGAACTGGCACATAAACCTACAGGGGCTTGGACGTTAAGTGAAATAGCTGTAGACCACCCTTCTAGGTCTAAAGGTGAAAAAGACCCCACTATTTTTGCAACTAGCGCAAAAAGCACGAATACCGGCGGACACGTAAAACTATGTATTTTTGATGATTTAGTTACCAATGAAAACTATGCATCGGCTTCAGAAAGAGAAGCTATAAAAGAAGCTTATCAATCTTTTTCTTCAATTGCAACTACAGGCAGTATCAAGTGGTTAGTAGGAACACGCTATGGGGATAATGACCTCTATGCAGACCTAAAAGAAAAGTCCTATGAAGTATTTGATGATGAAGGTAATCAGATTGATTCTAAGCCTTTGTGGAAGTGGTTTGAAAGGACTGTCGAAGACAGCAAGATGAAAGATGGCAGTGGTACGTATGTATGGCCACGAGCTAAGATGCCAGATGGTAATTGGTACGGGTTCAACAGAACAGAGCTTAGTAAGAAGAAATCAGAAGCATTTAACTTAGAGCTATTCTTTGCCCAGTATTACAATGACCCCAATGCTGCTGATGAGGACAAGATTACATCTGACTCCTTTATGTACATACAGCCTAATAAGCTAGAGAATAGACAAGGTAAGTGGTACTACGGTAGTAAAGAACTAAAACTGAGCTGTGGTATGGACTTAGCTTTCTCTGAGGGCAGGGGTATTAAGAAAGCCAAGCGAGACTATACAGCTATTGCTGTGATTGCTTGGGATGCAGATGGTTACTTGTATGTCCTTGCATTGAGTCGATTCCAAACCTCAAGAGCAGAAGTATACTACAAGCATCTTATTGAGCTACACGAATACTGGAACTTTCGAGAGGCTACAATAGAAACGAATGCGG